TGGGAAGTGGAGTATGCACCTGCCCCCCGGCGGTAAACTGCCTTGAGCATTCTGAGAGTCACCTTGCGGTCAGACTTCTCGTTGTGGTTCTTAACCTTGTTTTGCAGCGACTTCGTGACACTTTCACTAAATGTCACCTTACCACCGGGACGCGCAGAACCGGGCTTGTTTCGTGGACTGCCCTTGATCCTGTCTTTCTTAGGTGCGGGAGTGGAACGAACATCTGCGGTCTTGTCTGCATAACTCAAGCAGACGGCATACCTTTGGTCACGGTTAGGAAACTCACGGTTCATCTTCGTGTCGGCCATGCACCTGTTGATGAAGGCGGCTCGGTTCTCATCGGGTCTTCTCGTAGGCATAATATCATCTCCAATTAGGAACCATCCAATCTTCCGGTTCGGGAAAGTTGTCGAAAGCCTCATTTGCCGTAGAGTATGTAGATGGCAAATCCCTTAGCGTTTGCCTTATGGTATTCAAGGCGTTTTGTTGCTCGGTTGTCAACTGCGCCCACCTGTCTGCGAAATACCACAAGTCAAGTTCTTCTATCAGACCCTTGCGCTTAAATCTCACTTCTTCCCAATCAACATCAAATGTAGATGTGGTCTGTGTGCCATCCAAAGCAACCGAAATAACTGTTCGTTTCATGATATAACCATCCCCATTCTAGGTGTAGTTGTTTGTTGCACTGATTCGTCAGCGTTGGCAAAGTAGGTCGCATCTATGGTTGGAAATGTGCCGAAAGTGTTGCCCGAAACCCTAAATATATGTCTACATTTAGCACCATAAAAATTAGTTCCGCTCGTATCTTCATAAGGCACGGCTGGCAAACCACCAAACGAAGCCGCAAGACAAGCCATCTGAGGGGTAGAACTGCTATATCCAAACCAAGCCAACCAAAGAACTTCCCCTGCTGTCACTGATAGGCTTACGGTATAGTCATATGAAGTATATGTTGTAGGTGTAAAGTTCTGCGAGAAAATAACGCTTCCTGTAGGTCGCATTTTAGTTGTTTCTGCCCTGTATAATCCAAAGGCCGTAGCAGACCCACCCACGCTGTTTTGAAATCTAATACCTAATTTACTTAGAGTTCCGGTCTTTGGGATTATTATGGGGTAGAATGTCAATTTAGTTTGGTCTGTTGGGACTCCCCAATTAGTGCTTGTGGTTTCTCCTGTTCCTAAGTTCATAGCGTAAACTGCGGTGCTGGCATTTCCTGTTGCATCAAAAACGTCACAATTTCGTATATACCCTCTACCACCAAGACCACTATCGGGAGCAGATGAACCACCGCTTTGAGCGACCCAATCAAGGTTGCCCGAACCATCTGTCTTGAGAACCTCGTTTGCAGCACCATCGGTGTCGGGTAGAGTCAATGTGTATGAGGCTGATGCTGAGTGAGGTGGACCCTTGATCACTATACCATGAGTGTTCTGTTCGCAATTTAGAACGAACTGACCAGCACCCTTGGTTGCGTTTCCCTTGAAGACAACCTTGCCCGTTCCGTTTGGGTTTAACTCTATGTTTCCATTGGCAGTAGAGACAACGGCGTTTCCGTTGACATCCAAGTTGCCCCCTAACTGCGGGGTCGTATCATCTACCACGTTTCCGCTACCGGCTTGAGCAGCGATGGCTGCCTCGGCTGTATCGGTTATGTGTTCCGTCCCGATGATGTTTTGCATTTTACGATTCTTTGGCATATTTACACCTTACAGTATTAACATCCATTCTTCATATACCGGCATATTATCGTATGCTTCGTTAGGAGTAGAGTAGTCTGTCGGTAAGTTTCTAAGTAATTCTCTAAACCTAGATATTTTGTTTTGTTGTTCGGTAGTCAGTGAGTTAAATTTATCAACAAGCATCCACATATCAGTAGATAGAAGAAGTCCATCTCTTTCGGCCCTAACTGTTTCCCAATCGACATCGTAGGTGGATTCGGTTATAGTCCCGTCTGCCGCTATCTTCACTTTGTTTCTTCGTGTCATCATGAATACCTCGCTTGAACATTCAAAAGAAAACTATTGCTTACTGTGTTATCAAAGGCGTGATTTGCCCCAATTGTGGGGAATGTCCCTGCTGTAGCCCCCGTGTATTTCAACATGGTGTAATTTCTCAAAACTTGGTTGAGAAGATTATCACCACTTATTCTTCTTGGGAAGATAAAACCAAACCCACCATCTCTCATGTTTCCTATTTGCATGGTCATTGTTGCTATGTCGGTCACACCCAAGAAAGCAAAGTAGAGCAAGTCTCCCGCACTTTTGCCTGTGACTCCGGTGACTGAAAACTCATATTCGTTTCCGGGGGAGACACTGAAACTTGTGTTGAATAGCGGTGCGCCAACAGGTAAGTTGTCATCACCTGCGCCGTAAATAGCCCAATACGTTGTTATTGGACCCCAAGACGAACCCGATGTTCTAAACATCAACTCCGCTAAGTCTCCATCAACAGGCACTTGAAATGGTATCAAGTGCATTTCAGTAGTGCTTGGGTAGCCACTCCATCCGGTTCCGTTGGTATTGGTAGTGCAAGCCCACAATGGATAACAAGATTGATAACTGCTGTTGTTTGCAAATGGATCTGCACTTAATATACCTGCGCCAACTGCTTTCGCAAGTCCACCACCGCCTCCGGCAGCAGCCCATTGAGGTGCTGCGCTTGCTCCTTGAGATGTTAAAACCTGTCCAGCAGTTCCGTAGTTAGTTCCAGCGATACCAAACTGCCCATGCGGTCCCAATCTCAATCTTTCAGTCCCATCAGTGCTAAATCCTAATGAGTCTGTTCCGGCTCTATAGATACCTGTATTTTGGTCAGATTCAAAGGTATGTGACGGGTTGGCTGCGGAACCACCCGAAGTTCCTACGTTAGTGGCTCTCAATATCCCGTTGACATACAGAAGTCCATACCCGAAGCCGGTATTAGAAGGCAACCCAACTGCAACACCACCGTTGCCTTTGACTTGAAAAATCGCAGTATCGTTTGCTTGGTCGTGAACCTCCAAGGCTGTTCCTGTTCCTAGTTGCACGATTTTAACAAGTGCAGTATCACTAGTGTCTTCAAATAAGAATTGTTCAGAACCATCCGTGTCGGTAAATGTCAAAGAAGAACCGCCGAATGAACCACCGTTGTTATATTGGATTTGACCATCACTACCGCCGGGAGAACCGCCTGTTGCGGCTATGGTGACAGCACCAGCCGACTCGCTGATAGTGACGTTGGAACCTGCGGTGAAGGCAAGTGTCTCCGATGCACCGAGGGTGTTGCCACCTGCGGTCACGGGCCTAAATGTGTTGGTGTCCGTGTTGGTGTCGGTTGCCGCTATCGTGATTGTGTCAGTGGAAGCGTTGGTGGTGATGGTGACGTTTGCACCTGCGGCTATGTTGAGCGTGTCTGTGGCTGCATCTGCGACTATGCTGCTTTGCCCGGACACGGCCACATTCTTGAAAGCAAGAGTAGCACCACCTTCGGCCTGTGCCGCTATCGCTTGTTCTGCGGCATCTGTGATGTGTTCCGTGCCGACAATGTTCTGTAGATGGCGATTCTTCGGCATACTCCGAACTACCCGCAGGTGTTTCATAAATGTTATCTTCGTTTAAAGATAAGGTCGTACCAATCGTGGATGGTAGAGCCACTTATTGCAGAAAGAAAGAAGAACCAAAGTAAGAAACCGCAAAGGGCATCAATCATCTCGTAGCCTCGCATACTCAAAGACTTTGGCCCACAATAGCAAGCCTGTCCCTACCCACAGCAAACAGCAGATGGGGAAGAGATATTCAATCAAAGTCCTCGCCTAGTAAGCCACAGATCGAGCATAATTGAAACGGACACAAAGAACACAATGAAGAAGATGAACTCATTCACTTCTTGCCCCCTTTGCTTCCGCCATTCGTCGTGACATACTCATCCATCTTGAGTTCGTGGGATTTCTGCATCTTCTCCATTTCTAGTTCATGATTGATCCGAGCCATCTCCAAAGCCCTAACGTGGTCCTTCTCGGCATCAGTGGAGGCTACGTCGGACGCAAGTTGGTCGGGTAGGATGTTAATCTTAGCAGACTCTTTGCCCTTGAACAAGTCTAGGACTGATGTTATCATTAGTAGAGCGGGACCGCCGAGAAGACCGATCACGGTGAGTTGGGAGTCGGTGATCTCCCTCTCCTGCACGATGCTGAAGTAGGAGGCCGTGGATGCGATTATGACCCAAGAAAGGACAACGCCGAGGCCGAAGACTAGCATCAGTTTGTCGTTTGGGCCTGTGCCTTTCCTCGCCATGCCCATACCAGCATTCTTGCGTCTTATTAACATTTCACCCATTAAAATAAGCACTAGGCTAAACGCCAACCCGTAGAACCCGTAGAAGAGAAGGTCGGAGAAGAAAGACCCCGTTGTTCCTAGATCAATTGCCATCTGCCGCACCCGGTTGTGAGTTCTCTCTCGGTAGTTCGCCT